GCTAAAATTTACAGTTACACAAAATATATTGATCCGCTTATTACTAGGACATTAGTATTTCCAGATGATGGTGGTATTGAGCTTGCGACTATTGATGGAATAACTTATGTCAGTATCCCTGATGCAGCTACATTACCATCTATTCAGCCAGATGAAATAAAGGCCAGCATTGCATTAGTCACTATTACTCCAGCACTGACAGCCGCCATTAAAGCTGCGAGTCCTCATACAAAGCTTATCAGTGCGCGTATTATTGAAAAGATACGAGAGCAATATACCGTAGATCATGAGTTATATTTGGCTAGGATTGGTGTTGGTCAGCAGCAAGGACTTTACACCCCCACTGCTTCAGAACTGCAAGAGATTAAAGACTTTGGTGTATTTGTTGAAGGTATTAGAACATGGGGTAATGCAGAAAGAGCAAAGCTTGGGCTTTAGATGTAATGTTATAACATAATAAATTAAACGGACTGTGACGAACACAGGAACCTTAAAGGGTTATAGAAATGTCAGAAGAATTAGAAGCATTAGCGGAAACATTAGAAACCGCGCCAGAACTTGAGCAAACTGTTGATAATCAAGTTACTGAAGAAACAGAACAACAAGAACAGGAAGAAGCTAAACGTTTTAGTCAAGAAGAGCTTGACCGAGCAATTAGCAAAAGACTAGCAAGAGAACAAAGAAAGTGGGAACGAGAACAGGCCGCAAAGACTGAACGAGTACCTGTTGAATCTGTTGATGTATCTCAGTATGAAAGCACTGAGGAATATGCTGTTGCATTAGCCGAAAAGCTATTGGAACAGCGAGAAAAACAGAAGCAATATTCAGAAGTCTTAGAAAGCTATATTGACCGAGAAGAAGAAGCTAGAAGCAAGTACGATGATTATCAGCAGGTCGTTTATAACGATAGATTGATGATATCTGATGCAATGGCAGAAGCAATACGATCAGCCGATAACGGGCCTGATATAGCCTATCATTTAGGTTCTAATCCTAAAGAAGCCGAACGCATAGCCAGACTTTCACCGCTCTTGCAAGCAAAAGAAATTGGTCGTATCGAAGCTAAATTAAGCGACGAACCACCAGCAACTAAACAAACGACACGCGCCCCAGCGCCTATTAGTCCTGTTGGTTCTGCTAGAACCACTTCTACTTCTGTTGAAACTACTGACCCTCGTTCTATTAAGACGATGACCACTAGTCAATGGATTGAAGCAGAAAGACAGCGGCAAATACGGAATTGGGAAGCTAAAAATCGACGATAATATATAAGGAAAAATCATGAGTAACTCGTTGTTGACGATAGATATGATCACAAGGAAATCCCTTGAGATATTAGAAAACAACCTGGTCTTGACCAGAAACATTAACCGTCAATATGATGACAGCTTTGCCACCGAAGGTGCAAAGATTGGCTCAACATTGCGAATCCGTTTACCTGATAGAGCACTGGTGACAGATGGCGCAGCTTTGCAGGTTCAGGATGACCAAGAGCAATACACCACATTGGCTGTATCAAACCAAAAGCATATCGGCATTAACTTCACTACTGCCGAGCTTACCATGCAGTTGGATGACTTTGCAGATCGTGTATTAAAACCTCGTATTTCTCAGCTTGCCGCGTCTGTTGATGCTGATGTGGCACAGACTATTTACAAACAGGTTTATTCATCCGTTGGTACACCAGGCACAACACCGGGCACGTCTTTAGTATTACTACAGGGACAACAAAAACTAAACGAATATGCAGTCGATATGCATCCTCGTTATGCGACTGTTAACCCTGCTGCTAATGCTCAGTTAGTTGAAGGCATGAAAGGCTTCTTTAATCCAAACCCAACCATCAGCGCTCAGTTTAAAAATGGCATGATGGGCGAAGGTGTATTGGGTTATGATGAGATCAATATGTCTCAATCAATCCCTGTTCATACTACAGGAGCATGGGGTACTGCAATAACTTCAACGGGTACGGTAAGCGTACAAGGTCAAGCCACATTACCTATCAGCTTTACTGGTGCAGCTCAGACTTGGAAAGCTGGCGATGTTTTCAATATTGCAAACGTGTATAGTGTAAATCCACAAACACGCCAATCAACCGGAAGTTTGCAAGATTTTGTTGTTACCGCTGATGTTCCATCATCAAGCGCAACTGCAACTTTGAGCATTCAGCCGCCCATCTATACTGCCGCTCATGCTTTGGCTACTGTGGACACATTCCCACAAGCTGGCGCTGTTATTACCATGAAAGGCGCTGCTTCAAGCCAATACAACCAAAACTTGATATATCACAAAGACGCGTTTACTTTTGCGACCGCAGACTTGTTGTTGCCTCAAGGTGTTGATATGGCTTCACGTCAAACTCACAATGGTATCAGCTTGCGTATTGTTCGCCAATATGACATTAACAATGACCGTATGCCTTGCCGTATCGACGTTCTTTATGGTGCAGCCGCTATCCGTCCGCCTATGGCTGTCAGGATGTGGGGTTAATTATGAACGATTCATCAATTGAAAAGGAAATTAAGGATAAAGGTTTAACGGCTCCGCGCATTACGCCTGATAGAATTGAATCGGTCATTGTTGGTGAGCAATATCATGTATTTGAAGGGACAACCTTTACATCATGTTTATTAGCTCTTGAAAATGGCTTTACAGTTCATGGCGAATCAGCTTGTGCTAGTCCAGAAAATTTTGATGAAGAACTAGGCAGAAAGATAGCAAGAGATAACGCAAAAAATAAAATTTGGGCGTTAGAAGGATATCTTTTAAAACAGAAATTATTTGATGAATTAGGATAAATATTATGGCACTTCCAAACACAGGCGGCGGGTATCAATTAGGTGACGGTAATCTTTTAGAAGTTACTTTCTTTGACCAGCCAGCGCCTCAGACAGCAACAGCAACTGCAACTTTAACAGTTGCGCAAATTACCGGCGGGTTATTGGTAGGCAATCCAAGCACAAGCGCGGCAACCTATACTTTACCAACAGCAGTGGCTTTAGATGCTTTATTGACTAATTTCAAGGTCGATAGCGCGTTTGATCTTAATATTGTCAATCTTGGCACTTCTTCAGGCGTGATTACATTGGCTGTAGGTGCTGGCATTACCTTAGTCGGTCTTGCTACAACTGCAATCACTTCTGCTGTTGGATCCTCATCTTGGTGGAGATTCAGAAAGACAGCAGCAGGCGCGTGGACTTTGTATCGTTTGGCTTAATTTACGTGGGGACGCTAGCCGTCCCCTTTTGAGGTTTTATTATGAGTAGAGATACAAAATCAATAGGCATAGCATTTAGGGATCAGTTTCTAGAAAATGCAGAGCTTTTAAACTGTACGCTTCAAGGTGCTATTACTGTAGATGCCGCTGGGGTTATTGCCGCATCTGGCACATCGAATGTTCTTTCATTACCTGCTAATTTAACTGAGATGACTCCTATTGCCATCAATGCAACAGCAACGGCTACAGCAGCGCAAGTAGCATCGGGTTATATCACTTCAACATCAGCGGCAGCGACGACAATCACGTTACCTACTGGTACATTGTTAGGAGCGGCTTTAGGCGCTGTTCGTGGTACTGTTTTTGACCTGTTTATTGACAATACAGCAGGGGCAAGTACTGTTACTATTGCCGTTGCAGTAAATGGTATCTTGTCGGCTTTAGCAGCGGCAGAAGCAGGTGGATCTGGGCTATTAACCGTCCCAGCTGGTGTAACAGGACAGGCTTGTTTTCGCTTGATGTTCTCAAGCGCAACAGCCTATACTTTTACACGAATAGCGTAGTATTATTTCCTCCATTCGTGTAAAATATGGGTGGGGGATTTATTTATGTTAATAGCATTAGATTATGATGGTACTTATACTGAAGATACAGATTTATGGGATTGTTTTATAGCGAATGCCATAAAAAATGGTCATGAAGTTAAAATATTAACCATGCGTTATCCACATGAAACTATAAATATTGAAGGAGTCGAAGTGATATACACATCAAGAAAAGCAAAATATTGCTATATTCCTGCCAATATTTATATTGATAATGAACCTGGGCGATTATTTACGGACGGTTTTTAATGGTTATATACCTAAATCACGCAGTACACGGAACTAAAATAGCCATTTCTGAATTAGAAGCGCAAGCCGATATTAAGAATGGCTGGCATGAGTACGAGCCTAATAAAAAAGATGATGATGTTATTGTCAATCAACTAAAACAACGTGGAAGGCCGCGCAAATGAGCACAGCTGGCGAT